AGGCCGGTACTGGCCGCCGCTGCGGGTGATGTAAAGCTTTCGCACCGGCTTGCGCATCGATGCGTCGAAAAGGGATGCCATGCTCGACCTCCTGCAGGCCACTTGGGGGAATACTCAGGTGCTCACGCCGCCTTGTTCTTTGCAGCGCGCTTCGGATTTTTCTGCTCAATCTCGAGATCCATGTCATTCCAGCCCGCGAGAAACCAGGAGCCGTGGAATGTGGCGGGGTTGAATGGGCTGGCCAGCTTGCTTGCACCGTTGCGCCGGCACTGGCGGCCATCGTAGCAAACGCTGGGGTACTCGCCTTTATCACTCATCTGCCACCCCCGTTACCGCTTGAGCGGGAAGTCGATTTCGAACGCAGCGATGATCCGCTGCAGCTTGCGGTCCCCAATGCCGAGCTGGGCAGTGACCCTGCAGCGGGATGCGCCGGTATCACGAAGGGCTATGATCTGATCGGCGATTCGCCGGTCGGCCTCGGCCTGGTCAATCACTACCTTCTCTGGCTTGACCTTCTTGGGCGGCGAGAAGAACTTGAAGCCCTCCCGCGCGGCGATACCCCACATGGCGCCTTTGGTCGTGCCCAGTAGCGCAGCCACCTCGCCGCAGCTCATGGTCTTGGCCAGCTCTGCGACCTTGGCAGCGCGCTCCCTGGCCACGGACTTCTGCTTGTTCAGCGCCTTCTCGTGCCTTGGGCTGGAGCGCTTTGGCTTCGGCTCAGGGTGCTTCCGCTGCCGAAACGGCTGGTATGTGAAGCCCTCCAGCACAACGAGCTGGCCGCCAGAGGAGAAGAAGGCAGCTTTTGCGGCCTCCAAGTCGATTGATGGGTTCATGCTGCCTTGCTCCTCAGCTTGGCCTCGAAGTCGTCCACCAGCAGCTTGAACTGCCAGAGGTCTGTTTCGAGTTGCTCGATGTAGTCGTCGTCGCGCTTGAACTCAGCCCACCAGAGCTGACGGCCAACGGCCTCCAGGGCAGGGCAGTACATGCCGACGTGCCAGAATTTTCGGCCAGTGATCCACATGCAGCCCTGGACCTGATCCATGATTCCGCTGGCGTCGTTGTCGATGTGGAAGGCGCGCAGCTTGTCGGGGGCAATGAAGCACTTGTATTCACTGCCACCGTCCTCGCCGATCAGGCCGTCAGCACTGGCGCCGAACGCACCGTCGTCTGTGGTCACGAAGCCGGCGCGCTGGACGATTAGGCCGGTTTGCATCTCGTGCTCCATCCGCGCCATGGGTTCCAGCTCATGGCCGCGCTTCATCTGCCACGTCTCGAAGCCGTTATCCAGCGCCTCGCCGGCGATTCGCTCGACAGCCAAGTTGAAGGCGTAATTGAGTGCCGCCTCAGTGGGCTGGCCGACTGGTTTGCCTTGCAGGGCAAGCTGGATCGACTCGGCGCGCGGGGCCGTCTTGTATCCAGCTACTGCACGAGCCTCGACTTCGCTTGCACCGGCCAACATGGCGGTCACATAGGCCTGCTGCTTCTCGTCCAGGCCACCGGTGCGCGATCGGGCGACACCGAACATGCTGGCGGTGATGCAGCCGGCGCGCGCCCGGTGCCACTCAGCGCTGCCTTGTTCGCATTCGATGAGGATCATTGAGGTTCGCCCTCCAGAGTCGCTGGTTCAAGTTCAAGCAGTTCGGCGCGGCGCTTTTCCACCTGCGTCTTGAACTGGCTGTATGCGGCCATGTCCTTGGCGGTTTTGATGTCGGCCAATCCGGCCTGCCAAATATGCTGGAGTGCTTCGACCGACTGGCACGAAACTGCCTGGTCGATCCAGCGCCGCGCCAAATCAGCATCGGCCTGCGGCTTGCCGTTGATTGGCGATAGACCTTCGTTTCCCTCGGTATTGAGGTAGTGGATGGCTTCTTCCAGGCGCTCAGTCTTGGGCCAGTATTTGTAGGCCCGCTTCACGCAGGTTTTCTTGGCCATCTCGCCCCAGTCGGTAACCCACGGGCAGGACTTCTGCTTTGAGATCCAGGCCTTCCAGGCGCTGGACCGGTCACGGATCGCATTGACCTCATCCACGCTCATGGTCTCGGTCAGGTAATCACCGTCGGCGGTCTTGACCACCACATAGACGCCGATCACCTCGCCGCGATCCTTGGAGAACGGGCTGTATGAGTGGGTTGGTGGCTTGTCGAAGCCGTTGAGAGCGAAGTTGTCGCTCGTGTAGACGAGTTCCGACTGGGCCCAGCGGATGGCGCCGGTGTTCATGGCCAGATCCATAAGGCCGATGTAGCTGATGTCGAGACAGATCTTGCCGTCTCTCGGCACCAGGTAAGCCTGCTTCTTGGCCGGGTTAAGGCTGATGCCGATGGCGGCGATGTTGGTCACTGCATTGACCACCGACTGCCGGTTCTGCACGGCCAGCTTCATGGAGTAGTCGTTGGCGGTGATGGTTTGGATTGCGAATTCAGCCTCGCGCTCGAAGTTCAGCGAGCGGTCGGTCAGCACCGAGGCGAAGGAGTCGCGGGTGCCGTAAATGTCTTGGGAGATTGTGGCAACGGCGTTGCTCATGATCGCCTCCGGTTGAGTATTGGGAAAATGCCAGGTCACCCAGGCACGGAGGTACGCTCCAGGCCCTGGCTGCGGTGGATGGTTGCGCGCTCTCGGCCGCTTACGCTCCGGGTAGGTCCGGTTATCCCCTGGGGGCCCGCCGGGCTCGGGTGCGTGTGATTCGGGAGTCGGGTCTAGCTACTGATCAGCCGATGATGTTCTGCAGCCCCTCTCGGGCGCCGCTGTTCTTGATAGGCCAGAAGTCATACGCGAATGCCGACAGAGCCATGTGCATCTTGTTGGCACGCTCCATGCCCGGCTTGCGCAGCTCATCCTTCAGGTAGCACCACTGGAGTTCGCCGTACGAGTAGGACTTGGTGTTGGTGAGGTTGTCTTCCTCAACCACTTTGCCGAGGGCGTCGAAGAAGGCCGCTTGACCGTCACTTCCCATCGCCCAGAAGGCCTTGGCGAGGATTTCAGGGGTAAGGCTCACGACTTGTGGCTGTTCGAGTTGTACGCAGATATCGGACATACGAATCTCCCGCGCCATCCATGCGGTGGGCGCTGACAAGTTGGTTATTGGGTGATTGAGCCGGCCAGTGCGCTGGCCAGCATGAAGAAGGTTCAGGCGAAGAGCATGGAGAAGGAGCCGCGCCATAACACCAGGCGGCGGGCCCGCTGGTAGCGGGTCATCGCTTCGGCTCAAGGGATTTGATGGCTGACTTGCCCAATGCGCGCAGAGACCGCCTGAAGTTGCCGAGGTCGCGGCGCGCTTGCTTTCGCTCCCTGACGAAGTACCAGGCCCTGGTGCAGTGGACGCATCCTTGTTTGAGCAAGTAATCCATCACTTCCTTGTCATTCAGGCCTCGGTCCTCGTCCTGCGACCACTCTCGGAATGCTTCCCACATGTGCGTCTTGCGGCGATTTTTCTCGTCATACAGAATCTGGAAATGCTCTTCGCTTCCGTTCGGCCAAGGAAGATCGCCAAGTTCGGGGTGTGGATTGGCAGGCTTCGGGCCAATCAAATCGAAGCGGTTTTCACACCGACCAAGATGAAGCCCGATCTCGGCCGTCAACGACTTGATCCGCTGCAAGACTGACTCGTGAGCGGCCAGGGTGATGAGTATCGAGCGCTCAAGCTTCATGCCCGGACCTCGTAGGCCAGGGTGCAGATGCCGCACAGGTACGCCCGGCCCGACCAGGCTGCCGGGTTCTCGATGTGAGCCAGGCGCGCTTGGTTCATGGCGTCCTCCATGGTCAGGCCCTTGAACACCAGCAGGATACGGTCGTCGGGCACGGCTTGGGCGACCTCGGCCACCTGGTCGTCGATGAGCGACGGAAAGATCGGCGTAGTCATGCAACCTCCTTGCGCCGAACGGCAATACGCCGGATGCGCTCGCAGTAGTGTTTGAACTCCTCGGCGTCGATAGCGAGGAGAGAGAAGTAGGCGACCACCAGGGTCTCGGCCTTGGCGTCCTCCACCGGGCCGGAGCCAGGCAGAAGCATGGTTTCTATGGCGCCTTGGATAGCGCTGACCGCGATGCCGTGGGGGCTCATAGCTGAGCCTCATCTGCCTCATGCTGCAGGCCCTGTTCGGCATACTGGTCGAGCATCGACTCAGCGATCTCGTACAGCTTGCCTCGGCAGTGATCGCTCTTGCCGACAACATCCTCGACCATGCTTTTCACTGGGCCACCGGCCTGTGCCTGGAGCAGGAGGAGGGCCAAGGCGTTGAGGTCGTCCTTCTCAGCCTCTTGCAGAGCGCGAAGGTGCTCGGCCACCTTGGCCACGAACTGGTCTTGGCGGACGCCAACCGGGCCACCAAAGCGCTGCGGGATCAAAACGTCGCAGCCGCCGACCAGGCTTTCCGCGTTGTTTTCAATCCACTGCTGCGCCGCTTCCTGATGCGCCGAGTCGTCGTCCGGCTCAGCATGGTCATACCGCCATTGTGCTGCTCGAAGTGCGCCCATGGTCGCCTCCTACGGTTCGAACTTGATGATTTTCGAGGTCAATCCAGAGGTAGCGAACATGCTGGCCAGGGCCGCGCCGGTGAGATACCTGCTCGCTGTGTCGTCGGTTGACGTGTTTCTTGGCGCGATCCCGGGTCTTCCAAGCGCTGCCGCAGATCTTGCAGATGTGCGCAATGCACTGTTCGCCCATGGTCGCCTCCAGGTGGTGGGTTACTCGGTGGGTGGCGCTGGAAGTGGTTGCCAATAGACAGGCCAGTACAGCGGGTCAACCCAGTAGTCATCGTTTTCGAGATTGTCGTCGTCAGCGAATGGGTGGAAATCGCCGTTCATGAAGCTGAAAGGAACGACAATGAGAGCGGCCGTCTTGTCGTCTCGGAAATGAACACAGCAAAGACCGTGATCACCATTCTTTGGAAGCTGATGTTCAGTTCTGATCCAGCCGCTCATGGCTTCACCCGGGCGGCGAGCATGGCGTCGGCCTCGATGTAGCGCATGATGGCCCGGTATTCCGCCCAAAAAGCTGCATTGTCCAAAGGCAAAGCAGCAAAATCCGGCATCTTCCGGCCGACTATTTTCTCGGCATATTGGATGCCGATCTCATCGGAAACTTCGGCGGTGTGAGCCGCGAAGTAGTCGCGCAGGGTCATACCGAATGCGGTTCCGTGACCGCCGTATTCGCTCGCCGGCGTAGGGAAAGCAAAAGTGTCCTTATTGCTCATCGTGTGAACCTCAGTAGAACCGCATTGGTCAGGAGCCAGGCGCGGGTGACCAAGCCCACCGTGAAAGGTGGCCTGGCGCCTGCCAATGCGGTCGAAGTGAAGGGGGGTAGCGAGCGAAAGCCCGAGGATTCCCCGGGCTTTCTTCCATAGGCTCAGTGCCTTATCAGAGTCGAGAGTTCTTGGCGGGACGTTGACCCCCAGAAAGGTCTTGCCCCGACGGTACATCGCCAGCGCTCTCGGTGGACGCGCGGTGGATCGGTTGGCAGGCCGCTTTCAGGATGAGGTTCTGGCCTCATGTGGCTGAGCGCTGCGCCGATCAGGATGAGAAGGAGCATGTGTTACTCCGGCTTGGGATGCGGGGTGCATCGGGAAGCGCATGGCCGGTAACGACATTTGATCCGGACGATTCCATGCGCTTTCCGATGAACCCCGCTAAAGGAACATCGGGCCTGCTTTTGGCTCACTGCAGGCTGGTGATTGAGAGCCGCTGCTACCAACAGCGGATGCCTCGCTCGAAGCTTGCAACATCGAGCGCTTCCCGTTGCTGATACCAGCCGGGATTAGGGCTAGAGGTCAGGCTGCCCGGGAGAGCGGCCTCGCTGATCAGCTCAGCGTTAAAGGGTGCAGGCGGTGAGCGCTACCTCACATGCATCTGGTCTGGCCGGGTAGGCCCCGGATTCGCCTGCGTGTACGTCGATTAATGTTTACTGCGGTGAGCCTTAAGTTGCATAAGACTCACGGTGATGAGCTTTAAATCAAGCAAAGGAAGCATGGTGATTCATCTGGACTCCGTGTGAAGGTCCAAATCCGTACCTGTTCTCGGCAGACTTCCTGGCGGCTGCCGCATCGAAGATGTTGTCGAAACTTCCAAGCCATTCGCGCTTGGAGCGCCGGATGATGAATGCGCCGTAGCTATTGCCGCAGCGGTGCAGGCAAACGCCGGTAACGCCTGATGAGTTTCGGGCCTGCTTCCTGATGTTCATGTTGTTCTCGCGGCGGGAAACAACGCGAAGATTGCAAAGTCTGTTGTCCAGACCGTTGCCGTTCAGGTGGTCAACGTCCATTCCTTCTATGTTGGCCCCGAGCATCATCTTGATGATCCTGTGGCAGAACATCTGAACGCCGCCAAGCCTGCACGTTAGGTAAGGCCGGTCAGCTGAGGCTCGCATTGAGCCAGCCAGCTTTCCGGCAAATCTGCCATTCCAGGAATTGCAGGCCGCTTGACTTACGAAGTGCTCAACTGGACGATTTCGCCAAGTGAGCACCCCAGTGTCCGGGCAATAGGAAAGGCACGCGTTCAAGTAGTCCTTGTCCACGGGATATCTCCAGATTGAATTCAGAACTGGTGCAGCCTGCGATGGGGAGCAGGGCATCGGGCCGTCTTTCCGGCTGTCATCGAATCAGTCAGCCAATGGCTGGTCGGGCGAGAAACTCGTTGAGGGCCTGCTGTTTCGCGTCCTCACCATCCAAAAAACGTATCGCCCAAGGCATCAGCGTTTGAACCGTGCCGTCTTCCATCTCGACGATGGCGACGCTGTAGTTGCCAGGGCCATTCTCGAACTCTTCATACTCGACGCCCCAGCCGTGAAACTTTCCTTCGGCGGCGTCTTCGATCCCTGTCCGGCGCCCGCGATCATCGTGCAGGGCCCTCATGGTCATAACTGGTCGCATCGTCTTGCCCTCCAGGGCGGTTTGATTTCCCAGATGCCACTCATGGAATGGCACCTGGTGAAATCCCGGCCTCGCTACTGGCGACAGGCCGGGGTATTGCGTCAGCGGTGGTCGCTCGAGCTCAGCCGCCGACGGCCCTGCTCTCAGTTCGGTTGGCCTTGAGCTTCCCTATCACCTCGCGTCGGTCGGCCTCGGCGGGGTGGTCATTGGGTCAGGTGTTCGCTACACGACTGCCAACTGCAGCTCTGCGGCCCGTTGAGTGGGGCAGTCCGTCGTGGGTTGCCGGTCCGTGTTCCGGCTGGGCTTGCTACTTCATTGGTTGGTTCCTCCTATTGGTTAATCGCTGCTCGCGCTGTGCCAGGCACCGACGCCCGTTCTTAGGGCATCCCGGCAGGGAGCATCTGCAGCGCAACCCTCCATCCGCTTTCCGTGGCCCGGCCTGTGTCCTGCCGTGCTGACGTTCCGCCTGATTTCGAGCTGGCCAGTTCCAGAGCTGGCATGGGGATCGAATTTATTGCTCGCGCTGTGCCGTTGCCGGGATCGATCCGCGAGGTTCCCATCAATGTGAAAGAGCGGTGAGGCTTGAGGGCCTCCCGAGGGGCTGTGTAGCGCCTCGATGGAGTAAAAGTAGCACTGCTGTTATTTGGGAGTCAACAGCAGTGCTGATATTTTTCTTGCACCCACAAAAAAGCCCGCGCTAGGCGGGCTTCATGGATTCGGATGAATCACTCGTCAGGACTGGGCTTGGCGATGTAGTCCTTCGGGATGTACGGCACCTTGGTCACCTTGCCATCTTTGGTTTCAAACGAAACCGACTTGGCGCCACTGAAGGCCGTGGCATGGCTGTACACCCATATCTGGCCGTCTTCTCTTGAGGTGACCATGTAGGGGTTACCCATGATCTCGTAGAGCTGATCTTCGGTCATGCCGACCTTAACCTGGCTGGCCTGGCCAAAGGTGAATGGGGTGCCGGCGCATCCGGCCAAGACGACGACTACAGCGGCGAGAATGAATCGGTGAATGTGGCGAAGCATGGCGACCTCCCTGTGAATTGAGTCGCCATCCTACCATTCTGGCTATCCGCTATCACTCAGGGGGTAGATTCATTCGGCTTCTGCCTGGCAATCAGATCAGCCAGCAGCTCGGCAATGGCTTCACTGTTATCCACCAGCACCTCTAGGTGCTCACTGATCCGCTCATATACTTCGGTCGCGCCTCGCTGATCGAGCCAGATCCCGGCCTCTTCGATTGCGGCACCGAGTGCGTTGATGTTCTGGTTTAAGCGGAAGAGCAGGGCGGCTGTCGGATCGTTGGGAAGGTCGGTCATAGCGGCTCCTCATGAAGATGAGGAAAGACTAGCAGGCAAAGAAAAGCCCGCTGAGGCGGGCTGGTGCCGAGCACGTGAGGTGGAGATCCCTAAACTCGACAGGATCAGTGTAGCTTGGTTTGGATGTCCGAGTTGCTGTCGGTGCTGAATCGGTCGACCTCAACCAGGGCTGCCTCAATTTGTTCCAGCGCTTCAGCAATTCTCTGAAGCGATCCCTCAGGGTATCCCTGAGATCTAGGGGTGGCCCCTCTCATGCCGGTGGCAAGAGCCAGCTGGGCGTCTGCTAGTCGAGAGAGCAGCGATAGGGTTAGCTTGTCGGTGACCATGGCATGCCCTCCAGAGGTCACGACAGGATAGCAGGCATGAAAAAGCCCGCCGAGGCGGGCTTATTACGGATCATAATCAGAATTTGGCGCCTGATTGCTTGATATAGGCTAGAAAGTCAATAACTGTGGTCGGGGGATTTTTAAGTGAGCATACCGCCGGGATTTTGTATTTTGAAAGGACTTTAGGTAGGCTCATCTGCACAGCTTCATTTGACACAAGAGGTAATCCATTGATCTCAGCGGTTGCGATGATTATTAAATCATTTTCGCCAACGCCCACCCCGTAACGATCGCCCTCTATACCTAGGAGCGATTTAAGGTTGGCGGCGCATTTTAGGATTGCGGTGCTGGGGTGTAGAATACTCAGGTTGGCATCCTTTAGCCACTTCCCACAGTCAGGAGACTTTGATGAGGTCTCTTCAAAGGCCACTAAGGGCATAGTAATGATGCCCGACGCTATCTGGATGCCTAGCCACTCCCAGAGCCTTGGGAAATGTTTTTCCGGGTAGTTGTCCCAAGCATAAATCATAGATGAAGCATCAAACGCCCACATAGAATCCCTTAAGGCTATCTATATCCCTGGTCTTAATACCGTCTAAGTAACTGCTAGCCTTCGCTAGGCTAATGTTCTTGGCGTTAAGCGAGTCAAGAACAACTCGTACGAACCTGTCGCCAAAAATGTGCTTAGGCTCACGATGTCTGTACAGTCTAGTGCCTCCCGCATCCTGCTCCGGAATCCGCAGTCCAGCCCTGTAGCGCCGATAGGCTTCATAGTCTTCAGCGCGCAAAAGACCTTCGTCGAGCATCCTTCTGACGATAACCTCGCCGCTGACACCCCACGCTTTTCTATGTGGCTCCAGCCAGTAATCAAACTCATCGGCTAGCTCTGGTTTGTCCCGCATGATTATTTTTTTCAGATACTCATCTGGAACTAAAACCAAGCCAGCAAACTGATTAGCCTCTCTTTCAAGCCCACTTGAGTGGTGCAGGTCGCTATCATCATCGATAGAGCTGATTTTGTGCAGGAGAACATGGCTCAGCTCATGAATGAGCGTGAACGTCTGCAATGTCTCGAAATATTGTTTTTTGACAAAAATAAGCGGGCAATTTTTGTCATACAACGAAAAGCCAAGAACGGGATTGTCTTTGGCTATTTGCCATTGTCCATGGTAGCCATTGCTGCGAAAAACCAAGATGCCTTTTGACTCAATTGCTGATCGATATTGGTCGAAGGTGTTTTGGTTTTTTAGCCCGAGCCACTCTCTAACCAAAAGCGAGGCTTGCTTTAAGTCACCAGGAAGCAGTGGCGGGTCATACGTTGGCACGTCCTCACTATCTACATCTTCCAGCAGATCTAGATAAATATCGCGCTGACGCTCAGCTCGCTCGATTAGCCGCCGAAGCTTGTTACCAATTTCAGGTTTCTGATTGGCAATGCTTCGGAAGGCCGGAGTGTGAACCTTGTCTGGATCAGCCTCGCCTTCCTCCATAAAGAACAGGACGCCACGCCCAAAATAATCAGCGATCCTTTTAAGCTGGGCGTAAGTAAGCCCCCTTTCCCCAGCTGACGCTTTCGAAAGGGTTGCCTCCGCCACTCCTGTTTCTGCGGCTAGTTCATGCAGCGTTATGCCGCTGTCAGCACAGCACCACGCGATACGTCCATGATTAAATTCGATACGGTCCATCTACCCACCAGCCCGTTCAGGTACCTTGCGTTTCAGTCTATCGGACAGCTTGTGGCCATCATAATTTTGCCGACGGTTGTCATTCGTCACGGTGCTGAGATGCCTCATGCCAATCTCTGGTCACTCTGACACTTCGAGCCTAGACCAATTATGCCTAGACGCAGCGCTCAATCCACCCCGCCTTCACCTCATCCCCATACCCCACCAACCGATCCTCACCAGGCTGCATCGCCCACAGCTCTGGATTCCTCGATATCGTCAGCAAGCCTGGGGCTGAAGGATCGAACGGGTATGCCGGTGAGACCCTGAAATGCTAGCGCTATTGCCGTATTAAGCGGCCGATCTCCCTTGAGAAAGCGGCGCGCTGTCACGGTGCTAACACCCATCGCTTCAGCCAGTTTGTGCTGCGTAATTCGCTCGGCTCGCGGAGCTGATCCGTTGAAATCTTTGAGCGCCTTGTATAGCGCAACGCATTCAGCCTCTTCCCATGGCCACAATTTATCGCTGTTCATTTCTTACCAAGGGGTTCCAGTCAAACATGCGCTGCTTGCAGTCTGTCTTCGTCCGCACGCGCTTCTAATCGGGCCTCTCCTGCACGCATTACTGTGCAGATTCTCATTATTGCCTGGGCGTCAGGCTCGTTCCCGGCTTGACTCAGTCGCCCGGCAATCCGCATAAGCTCTACTGCAGACCATTTAAGGTCGGAGGCCAGGCCTTGAAGGTCCCTGTGCAGCTCTTGACTCGGTTTCCTCTGGGTCATTCCTTTGTCCTTGCCACTCGGCCTGACTTCACTTCTTCCGCATACACCAACCTATCAGCCAGCTCATGCAGCTCCCCGACGCGCTTCATCGCCTCCAAGAACTGGGCCTCTTCGCCACCCTGGGCCTTGTGGAAGATCTCCAGTGCGGCGCTTTCCAAGGCGAAGGCAGCATCCTTCAGGTCTCGGCGCAACTGCTGGTTGGGCTTGGTTAGGGGCATGGTTATACCTTCTTCACATCGCCTGAAAACCGGTCGGAGATCTTCTCTGCACCGCCAAGCTTCTCGACGATCTCGGCCCAGGGCTCCCTTCGGCACTCTTGTTGGATGGCCTCGCAACGCTCATCGGGATCATCAATGCTTTCGACTAGCTGTCGGACCGCGAGCAGAAACCGGTGAAAGTCGCTTCCGTGTGTCGGCACAGGGCCTATCTCAGACGCCATTGTCGAGAAGGGCATCATGCGGTCAGAAAGCTCTGTTTGAGGGACCCATATTCCCTGCCATTCCTCACTGACGAAGATTGGAGGCGGCGCAGATCGATCCCAATAGGTCTCGCCATGGCGCTCAAGGACGCAGTACGGCGTCCGAAGCTGCATGGTCGCGACAAACATGAAGTTTGTGACGAAGTCGCCAGGCCATGACTGGTCGCCAGCTTTGTATTCCATGAGCTAGAGGTCCCCGCCTCGCCAAATAACCTTTCCGATGATCCGGTGCTCATTTCCATTGCTACGCAGGTGGTAACGGTCCGGATACTCTTCTTTGTCGTCGTTGTCGCTGCGCAGAACCCACTGGCCCAGCGGACCCTGGATCAGTCGCTTCACGATCGCGCCATCAGTGCCAGCCAAGACGAACACCTGGCCATCAGCTGGATCGATGCGGGACCGATCAACCAGCAGAACGTCGCCATCGTTGATGGTCGGCCACATGCTCTCTCCTTCGGCATAGATCACGATCAGCTGGTCTGGCTTGGCACCCTTAACCCTCAGCCATTCGCGCTTGAAAGCCAGGGTGGAGCGAATTTCGACATGCGGGTTTTCACTGCCAAGGCCTGCAGCTGCTTTGGCATCGTACTGAGGGACATAGGCGTACCGGCCGTCAAGCTCGTCCTCGTCCGCCCCATCAGGCAGCGGTGAGTTGGCTGCCTCAGCTGTGTGCGCAACTTGGGGAGAAGCACGCCTGATGCCGGCCGCCAAGGTCGGGCTGACCTGGGCAGGCTCGAAGTCTAAAGCCTCGGATAGCTTTACGAGAGCCTCGAGGTTTAGCGCAACCTTGCCGGTCATATACTGGCTCACGGTGCTTTGTGGTGACTTCCACTCGCAGCGCTCGCCCACCTCAGTTTGAGTGAGGGCCGGCTTTGACGGGTCTTCCCTGGATTCCTTCACACGCTTCTTGTAGATGTCGTGCAGCCGCTTCGCATCCGCAAGCTGTTCGTCAGACAAAGGGGTTCTAATCGGTTTCTTCATGCGCGTGATTTAGTAGCAGCGCTGCTTCTTACGCAAACAGCACTGCTACTCTTTGTCCTTGAATATTGTAAAACAGCAGTGCTAATATCTGATCAAACCCCTATGAGGCAGACCAGATGAAGACTGTATCCCTTGAGGATTACCTGGCCGAGCAAGGAACCCAGAGCGACCTCGCCAAGGCCCTGGGGATCCAGCAGAGCGCCGTATCTCAGATGTTCCGCGCCAAGCGTGACATCCGAATCACCATTTTCGATGACGGGCACATTGAGGCGAACGAGATCCGCCCAATTCCAGCCCGCAAGTCAGCTGCTTAACCACCTCTTAATCACAAAGGAACCAGCCGTGTCGTACTTCGACCCCGACCACCTGCACAACAAGCCCACCAAGGTTCGCTTGGATGAGGCTGCCGACGATCTGCTCTCGGCCATGGCTCGATTCAAGCGCACCCAAAAGGCTGTGCTCGCCAGGGAGATTCTGGAGCGCGGTCTCGACCAGATGATGCAAGAGCTTAACGCGAACACTGACGTGGCCTGAAGTGGCCGAGGAGGCCCTGTGCCAGAAAGCAAAGAGCTGGGTATCCAGCTCGACGGGAAGGGCAATTCGGATCTGGCGTATCTCGCCAGGCGGAAGGGCTTAACCCCTGAGCAACTGGCGGCACAAATCATCAATGAGGCTCTCGACCGGATGACGAGAACAGAGCCTGGCCGAAGCAACGTTCGGTCGTTTCGCAAGGGCTTATAAGCCCCTGAGGGACTCATGAGGAACTGCCGTTGAACGCAGCAAAACCCAAACCGCAGATACGAAAAAGCCGACGGGCTAGGTCGGCTGATTCAACTGCATTCGTAACGCTTGTGTGAAGTCATCATATATGCACCAGACCATCCAAAGCAATACCGTGGCACTCGCGCCACAAAATGCGAACCACGATTACGTGGCGCGGACAGTAAATCTGTTCAATTTCGAGGGATTCGACGTACGCGTCGTGCTCGTAGATGGTGAGCCTTGGTTCTCCGCCAGCGACGTTGCCGCGCGCCTTGGCTACACCAACCCTCAGAAAGCAGTGCGCGATCACTGCAAAAGCCCGCGCCCAGTGGGGGTGAACGATTCGTTCACCCTTGGGCCATCGGCAAACATCATCCCTGAACGTGACGTCTACCGGCTGGTCATGCGCTCCAAGATGCCTCAAGCCGAACGCTTCGAGGAATGGGTGGTGGGCGAAGTTCTGCCCAGCATTCGCAAAACCGGTGGATACAGCGCCCCTTCCCAGCCCGCAGACCTCAGCAAGCTGGAAATCCTCCAGATGGCCTTGGAGTCGGAGAAGGCCCGCGTCCTGCTCACAGTCCAGGTCGAGGCCCAGGCCAAGAAGATCGACCACCTGGAGAACCTGTTCAAGGAAGGCATGAGCCACGTCCAGTTCTGCAAGGGCCTAAATGGGGTCAACGTGATGCAGGTCGGCCATTTCCTTGAAGGCCGAAACTGGCTCTACAACGAGAGCAAGTCCGGAACCCGGTACCGCGTCGGCTCATACGCCCGCGACAAGTACATGACCGAGCATCAGCAGGAGATCACCCCGCACGGGAAAGAGGCGTTCATCAGCTACACGCCGATCCTTCTCCGCAAGGGCGCCGTGCGCCTGTACGAGCTGTACCTGGCCGGCCAGCTGCCCATGAAGAAGAACTGGGACGGCCTACACACCCACGACAAGGCCGTGCGGGGTGCAGCATGAGAAGCCGTGAGCAAGATCGCCAGCAGTGGCAAGACCCCGACTTCAACAAGTGGCTGGATGAAGTCATATCCGACGCTGGCCATATCGTTTGGGATGCGATTCCCGATGTTGGTTCGGCCTGGAATGGCTGGGATGCTGCGAAGGCTGCGCTTGGCTACTACTGCCCAGCCTGCAACGGTTCCGGCGAGGAAATCCACGTCACCTATCACGGCCCTAATTCTTTTGAACGCCTCGGCCACTGCACCGCCTGCAACGGCGATGGGAGGACCTCGGCAGCACTTGCCGTCGCGAGTGAGCGTCTAGTCAGCGAAACCGCGCACCGTGGCGACCTTCAAGCGAAGGTCTGGGGCCTTCAGGCGGAGATCGACAAGCTCAAAACCGATAACGAGGCGTGGGGGCTTACCGTTGAGGCTGAGCGTCGCATCAAGCGCGGCATCTCCGACGAGAACGAGGCGCTGCGCATGCAAGTCAAGGAGCTCGACCTGTTGTTTGGGCGATACCTGCTTGGCATGCGTGCCGCCGTTGTGGAGTGGCAGAAAGGGAATGGTGCCGACGCCGCGATGCAGTGGATCTGGAACGGCTTGCGTGGCCCTGGCGAGCTGCCTCCTGAAGAAGAAACGCAGGCCCAGGCCTACTTCGACCGTGAGGTGGTGAAGATCGAGGAAGGCCTGGAAGAGGTGTACGCCTACCGGGACAAGCGCCGTGCTGAAAAGGACAAGGAGCGCGGACAATGAGCATGGAACTGATGGTCAAGGCCATGAAGACCAAGGTCGGCAACCCGCTGCGCAAGCTGGTGCTCATAAAGCTGGCCGACAACGCCAATGACATGGGCGAGTGCTGGCCATCATACCAGCACGTTGCCGATCAGTGCGAAATCAGCAAGCGCTCGGTCATGAACCACATCAACACCCTGTGCGGTGCCGGCCTGTTGCGTAAAGAGATCCGCAAGGGCGGACCAAAGGGCAACTCCTCGAACGTCTACTACCTGACCTTGAGTGGTGCAGGAGATTCACTAGGGGTAGTGCAGGAGATTCACCAGGGTAGTGCAGCAGGTTCACCCCCTAGTGCAGCAGATTCACTAGCGGGTAGTGCAGGAGCTGCACCCAGAACCAGTCACTCTTTTGAATCAGTAAAGGAACCAGTCACTGAACCAGTTGCGACCCAGGCTGAAGCCGTGGTCGCGGAGGGTATCGTGGTTCCGTTTACGGCTCAGCAGCCGCGTTGCGAGATCCCGGCAGATATGCCAGGGCCGAAGGACCAGTCCTGCAAAACCTTCAAGGCCTGGGCCAACTACGCCATGGCGTACCGCAAGCGCTACCACGCGTGGCCGGTATGGAACGCCAAGGCAGGCGGGCAGGTTGGGCAGCTGATCAGCCGCCTCGGGATCGACGTGGCTCACCATGTGGCCGCGTACTTCCTGACGATCAACGACGCCCGCTTGATCAACGGCTGCCACAACCTAGGCGACCTGCTGGCCAAGGCCGAGGCCTACCACACCCAGTGGGTGACCAACCGTCAGATGAATGCCACGACTGCCCGCCAGCAGGAGCAGACCCAGGCCAACATGAACGCGGCGCAGGAGGCGGCAGAGGCGATCCGCAACGGACAGGGAGGTAAGCGCAATGCTTTCCTCTGACCAACAAGCCGAACTCGCCGTGGCCATCTGCGCCACTGCCGAGGCGATGGGTCAGGCAATCAGCGCTGGAGGCGCTCAGCTCATCGCTGAGGACCTTTCGGCGTATGAGCCTGGCGTCATCATCGGCGCACTGCGTGCGTGCCGTAGAGAGCCTGCTGGGCGCCTTTCGCTCGGCATGGTCCTCAAGAACATCCACGCGGCAGACACCCGCCCAGGCAAGGACGAGGCGTGGTCCATCGCCCTGGCGGCCAGTGACGAGCACGAGACCGTGGTGCTCACCACTGAAATCCGTCAGGCCATGATCGCATCCGCTCCGATCCTTGAGGCTGGCGACAAGATCGGCGCCCGGATGGCGTTCATGAGCGCCTACGAGCGCCTGGTCAGCTTCGCCCGCGCCGAGGATCAGCCGGCCAAGTGGGAGGTCTCGCTGGGCTACGACCAGGGCCGCCGCGTGACCGCGATCGAGTCGGCCGTCCGCGCCCAGCTCATCACCCATGAGACCGGGGCCAAGTACCTGGCCGACCTGCGCATCGCGCCAATCACCCAGGACGGCCAGGCCATTGCCGGCCTGTTAACCGGCGAGGTGCGCCCGCAGGCCAGCGCCAAGACTCGGGAAAAGCTCGCCGAGGTGCGCTGCATCCTCAAGGCTGCCAAGGCCAAGAAAGACCGCGAGCGCGCCAAGGAAGACCAGCGCCGGCGCATCGAAACCTACCTGCGAAAGCGGCAGACACGCGCTGCAGTCGCTCAGTTAAACATCAAGCGCGCCGGGCAGCCGGCCGGGGAGGGGGTATGAGCCTGACAGATCGCGAGCTCATCGAGTTCGCAGCAAACGCCATTGGCGCGACCGCCCATGAGCCTTCATTCAAGGGCGACATCCGCAAGTTCACGGCCGCAGGGTTCAGCGGCTGGTTCAGCCCGCTGGATTTCAAAGAACAGGCGCTGACCCTTGCCACGAAGCTACGCCTCGACGTCGAGTTCTGGGACGGCTTCAAGCAGGTCGTATGCCGTAGAAGCCAGGACAAGGAGAACTTCGAGATGCACGGCATCGTTGGCTATGGCCAAGGCACGGACCCGCATCCGACGGGTGAGAACGTGGCCCGAGCAATCCTGATTGCAGCAGCGAACATCGGCATGCGCATGCAGGAGAAGCACTGATGGACACCAACAAGATGCGCGATGCCTTCGAAGTGGCGCTGGCCAAGCAGGCAGCCGAGGAAGGCTTCGCCAAGCCAAGTCTGCGCCGGAACAAGAACAACGGCGACTACGTCGACCCGTTTGAACAGGCTGCATGGTGGGGCTGGCAGGCCTCCCGCGAGGCCGTGGTGGTGGAGCTGCCGAAGTTTGAAGACTACCCGGCCAGCATGGAGCGTGACATGCGTGAGTCGCTGCGTGCCGCCATCGAGGCCCAGGGCCTGAAGGTGAAGCCATGACCGAAGTCCATCGCTACAAAGTCGTCAAGATGCTTTCCGAGGGCGGCAACCGGATCAGCTACGACCCACACGGACCCGGGGTGGTAATGGCAGAAGCCTATGACCAGCTCAAGGCCGAGAGCGAGGCGCTGCGCAAGGATGCCGAGCGGTATCGCTGGCTGCGGGTCGAAAGCCGGCCAGCGGCAGAGCTGGATGCAGTGTTCAACACCTACGGCGTGCCAGTGGATGAAGCCATCGACGCCGCCAGTGCCAAGGAGTCGAGCCATGACTGACTTCGTGATGCACAGCATGGCCGACGCCAGCCGCCTGTTCGGCCTGCTCCAGGCCCAGGACTTCACCAAGCCCAAGAAGATCGTCATCAAGGACCAGGACCGCAGCGGCGAGCAGAACAAGAAGCTCCACGCCTGCCTGAGCGATATCGCCAAGCAGGTCGAGCACGCCGGCAAGAAGTGGGACGTCCTGATCTGGAAGCGCCTCCTGACGGCCGCCTGGCTGCGCGAGGCGGGCGAACAGCCTCAGCTGATACCTGCGCTCGACGGCAACGGCTTCGATGTCGTGTACGAGCGCACAAGCCAGCTCAGCGTGAAGCAGTGCGCGAGCCTGCTGGAGTGGATTCAAGCGTTTGGAGCCGAGCACCAGGTGCGTTGGAGCCAGAAGGATCTGTGGGAGGGGCGTTACTGATGATCCACCAATGCGAATGCCACCGCTGCATCGAAGAGCACCGGTTGGGCATGGAAGGTCCATTCGGCTGGGTGCCGTTGTCGTCCACAAAGATGATTCTGTGCCCGGTGTGCGGCTGCAAACGCTGCCCACATGCGAGCGATCACAGGCTGGCTTGCACCGACAGCAACGAACCTGGCCAGCCTGGGAGCGTTTACCAATGACTGCTCAGAAAACACCGAAGCCGAAGAAGTGCAAGGCACCAGGTTGCGGCAAGCCCTTCAAGCCGACCATGACCACGCAGAAGGTGTGCAGCATCGCCTGCGCCAAGGCCATGGCCAAGGACCCGAAGCTTCAGAAGATCGCGGCCAAGGCTATCACCAAGCAGGCCCGCCAGGACCTGCAGGAGCGCCGGGAGAAGCTGAAGACCCGCCGTGAGCACATGGCCGAGGCGCAGACGGCGTTCAATGCCTACATCCGCGAGCGCGACGCTGGCTTGCCGTGCATCAGCTGCGATTCGAACCCAAGCGACCACGACCTCATCACCGGCAGCCGCTGGGACGCCGGCCATTACCGGTCGGTGGGCGCCTGCCCGGAACTGCGCTTCGAGCCGCTCAACGTCCACCGCCAGTGCGTGAAGTGCAACCGGAACCTGTCGGGTAACGCGGTCGAGTACCGCATCCGGTTGGTGAAGCGCATCGGCGCCGAAGCCGTGGAGTTCCTCGAAGGGCCTCATAAGCCCCAGCGCCTGACCATCGAAGACCTGCAGGCCATCAAGGCCCTGTACAGGCAGAAGCTCAGAGACCTGCGAAAGGAGGCTGCATGAATTGGACACCAACCGACACCGGCCAGCTCCTGCTGCTGGCCATGGCCATCTTTGGCGCCTACTGCATCGTGCGGGGCATGCGGGTATCGAATCGACGGAAGAAGGAGCAGGGCCAGTGAGCTATCAGAACGTGGTATCAGCAGTAGTTCGCGCCCTGGCGGCCGAGACCATCAACAGCGCTGGCGGCTGCGAGTTCGAGCCAAAGGTTCAAGCCGCGAAGCAGAAGGGTGAGATTGTCGGAAAGGAGGCGGCTTTCCTCATGGACTGCTGGGTGTTCGGCCGGCTGCACAAGAACCTCAGTGAGGAACAGTGGCGGCACCTGGTGGCGAAGTACTCGACGCATGTCGACCGCAAGCACGCAGCCATCGAGGAAATCACCCGGACCCTTCGTTCTCCAGCACCCAAACGCTTCCGCCACTGCGCGATCCTGACCTGGGCCATGCCCAAGCTGCCCGGGGTGGATGGCAAGCGCAGCACCAGCGTGCTGCCAGCTGCCTGGTACGAGATGGACAACTGGAGTAACGAGCCGCACCCGATCAAGACGCAGGAGCGCTGGCGGCGCGACATCCGCAAGGCTCTAGACGGGGAAGTTGACAAGGCTTTGGTCGAGGCTCAGCACATTCTCGAAGATGAAGGCCTTTTAGTGGCAAATGTGGCTTGACGGTGAGTGAGCCAATGAGCCAATATATCTCCATCCTGTCGTTCCTGCGTGTGTGAGGATGACAAATCAAACCCGGCCACTGTGTCGGGTTTTTTATTGCCCGAAATAGGGCCTCAAGAGGCCCCTGATTCCCAAGGACACCCCTATGGCCGAACCAACAAGCGCCGCCGCGAGCGTAGTGCTGGGCAAGTACGGGGTGGTGATGGCTGCATTCATCGGCTCGATCCTGTCGCTTGGCTTTCTGAAGGATCTGACCCGCTTCCAGGCCGCTACTGCGGTCGCCACTGGCTTCGGCTTCTCGGTCTACCTGACCCAGCCCGTCACCGCCTGGCTTGCCCCAAAGCTTGAGCTTGCGGTCACCGATGATCTGCTGTGTGGAGTAGCGTTCGTGCTTGGCCTCACCGCAATGAACATCATCCCTGCGATCAAGGCTGCCATGGGGTCGTTCGTCACGGCGCGAGGTGCCTGATATGAACAACATCCTGGTTTCAGCGATGACCGCCCTGGACGTGTTCCTGTGCGTCATGGTCGTGCTCGCTGCCTGCGATTACCTGCGCAAGGTCCGCCCGGTGGATCAGCCACTGCTGAGCATCGCCTTCTACCTGGTAGCCATCGGCGGATTCGGTGCGTTCATCACATCCCTGCAAGGGCACTGGGTCAACCCATTCGGCGTGATGCTTCACGCCGGGGTGGTCGCCTATGCCTGGGCCCGTCGCGGTCACGTCTTCAGCTGATCCGCGCCACAAAATCGAGGTGCGCCGTTTCGTGGCGCGGAGAACCACATGACCACCATCGCATACAAGGACGGCGTGATAGCCTACGACTCCCGGCAGACCCGCAGCGGCTCGATCGTTTCGGATGACGCAGTCAAGCATCAGGTCGTGGATAGCGTGAGCTTCTTCCTTTCCGGCGCTGTATGCGACGAGAAGGCCCTGATCGCGGCCTACTTCGGTACGCCATCACCGGTTCCTGTCGAGTGCTCGGGCTATGTGGTAGATGGCGGAAGGCTGCAGATGGTCGGCCATGACGACAAGACCGGCGTATGGCGTCAGGATCTCGACCCGACCAACCCTGATGCGATTGGCAGCGGGTATGCCTATGCCCTGGCTGCAATGGACATGGGGGCAAGCGCTGAGGAAGCGGTGCGCGCCGCCATGAAGCGTGACATCTACACCGGCGGGAAGGTTCGCACAGTTCGAATCGCCCGCGATCAGTAAGGAG